GACCACCGTATTGTAATACCCTATAATGCCTTGAAACCCGCTAAATTACAAGCTTTAGGAACATATCGAGACTTGTGTTTCCGCGGTCAAACACGATATGGTCAACGACATTCCGCATCATGTTTCCTTTCTGGACGTAATCTGCGGAATCATCCTGTAAGACTGTAAGCAGAGCAGAAATGTTCTGCTTCATTTTTTTGTCCATTTCTTCTTTAGACATGTCGGTGTTTGAAATCGTCAGCAGTTTGATATTTTTTTCAATGGCTGCACGTTCTTTTAAGAGCGCGGCTTTGTTCGCTTTGTATTCCTCTAATGAGTCAATCTCATTCAAATAGGCGGCTTTGATCCGCTTTTCTTTATTTTCCACTTTTTGTAACTGCTTTTCAAGATCCGCGAGTTTGGAGTCTGCATCAGCGGAGGCAGAGGAGATTACCGTATAAACGATTGTAGGAGAGTGCAGGATGCTTTCCAGATATTCAATCACCATTTTTTCAATGGGGCGGATGCCTATGTAGTGCGATTCGTTGCAAAATCCCTTCGTGTATTTCCAGCATTGGAAACCTCTGCTGTTTTTTGTACCGGAATATGCCAGCGTGCCACCGCAGGAGGAGCAGATCAGCAGGCCACTCAGCCAGTGTTTGGCGGTGGATACATCTCTGGACTTTGCTTTTCGCATATTCATGGCAAGGTGTTTTTTGATTTCTTCCAGTGTGGCTTTATCCCACAAAGGTTCCCAGTTGCCTTTGGTGTATATAACTTCATCTGCCGGTTTTAGTTGTCGCCCCCGATCCGTATAGTTCCACCTGGAGATACCGGCATAAAACGGATTTTCTAGTACATAGCGCACGCCGCGGGCATCCCAGAGGTTTCCATGTTTCGTGCGATAGCCCTGTTCGTTGAGTTTTCGTGCAATCTGCAGCAGGGAAGAACCGGAGAGCAGTAGATCTTTCATCATGATCGGGATCTGTACGGTTTTCGGATCTTTTTCCGGAGGTTTTTTATTGCCCGGGGACTGGTAGCCGATCGGGGCATCCCCTTGATAATGTCCACGCAGCGCATTTTGTGTCATGCCGCGCATCACTTCCCCGGACAGGCGGATCGAGTAGTATTCGTCCATCCACTCGATGATCCGCTCGATCAGGGAGCCAAACGGACCGTCGATAAGCGGCTCGGACACGCTCACCACATCGACGTTGTTCTTTTTCAAGAGAGATTTGTACACAATGGATTCCTCCTGATTCCGGGCAAAACGGGAAAATTTCCACACGATGATCGTATCGATCGGATGCTCTTTGGACTTCGCCAGTGCAATCATCTGTTGGAACGCCGGGCGTTTGTTTGCTTTCCGGCCGGAGATCCCGTTGTCTTGGAAAATATATTCCATAGGGATATCGGTGTGGTTGGTTTTCGCATAATCCATCAGCAGACGAAGCTGCGCATCCGGGGAAAGTTCTTCCTGCTTGTCGGTGGATACACGGATGTAGATCGCGCCGGTTTTGCGTTCAGAGACTTTTTCTTTCATAGCATATGCACCTCTTTCTCTATATTGTATTGGTTTTTGGGTACAAAAATAACAGCTCACATCAAACAGATGTTCCGCTTGCGTAGCTGCTCCGAGAATGATACAATGTGCTTGTCTAGGGCGTGTATCTTCGGAGCACGCATCCGCCCCTGCTGTTGACTAGTGTCCGATTCGCAGGGGCGGTTTTTATTGTTATGTTAATCTACACCTGTTATAATAAGGTTAAGAGTTTAGAACAGCGTTAATTACTGAGTCTTTATTCCAACCGACCATTATATTTGCATTATTGGAAACTTTTGTAGGAACTCGTTCCTGTCCCCAGGGTTTAACTCCAATAATATATTTGTTATAATCGACAGCAGTGTCTATTTCAAAGTCAATCCAGTCACTATAAGCAGCATACATGCCTGCAAGTATAATGACTTTAGAAGCTGGACTAATTTGCTCCTTTAATTCTGATTTTAACTTATTTTTTCCAACGGTTGTATTAGGATCAATCAATGGATCATGCGAGGGAACAGAGTAGTTTTTCCAGGTAAGTTTTCCTTCGTCTTGGGCTTCATTTAACCACTGAACGATTTTGTTGTAATGCTCAGAATATTTCCAAGCGTGGCTGATAAAAATATAGTAGGTACTCATTTGTTATCATTCCTTTCGTTTTTTAGGAGGTCATTATGAAATCTAAAACACTTAAATTTCAAAAGAAACCTATTGTTGTTGAAGCATATCAAACAGATGTAGAAATAACCATTGATACATTGGAGGGGAGAATGGTTGCCTCTCCCGGAGATTGGATTATTACCGGTGTTCACGGGGAAAAATATCCTTGCAAGCCTGATATATTTGAGAAAACATATGAGCTAGTTAATTAGCGTTTTCTATTTTCTTTTCATTAGCATTTACAACTTTCCATTTATTGTTTTCAGAAGATATGATGTTTTCTATGTTACGAACAAATAAATTCTCAATGCTTTCAGGCTCTGTGTTATATGGAGAAGACTTTGTTACAAATAAATGTTTCTGATACCTAAGTAATTCACATGTGGTTCGATATTCAATCCAGTTTTCATGCCACTTGTATAATTTTGTCAAGGATTCTATAATGGCAATTGCGGCGCCCAATGCGCCAACTACGAGTGCCATAAGAACGCAATCTTTTGAGTAGGCAGAAAGTAAAGGAATTAATGCTGCTAAAACAATTTCTATGGTTTGTGTCAATTTGTATTTTCTTTGACATGATGCAGATTTTTGGTCATACCAATTGATTTGATCATCTACTCTGGATTTTATATATTCGTCTATTTCCATTTTAACTCCTTTCACCGCCTTGATTGAAAGAGCAGGGCGGTATTTAGTTTGACAAAAGTGTATTATATTGTCAAGGTGGCCGCTCTAGTGTTGGTAGCACCAAAGAGGTTTAGTTTGATTGTTTATCTATTTTATCATTTCTTGACCATCAAATACGAAAGAAACAATGGTACCTTTTTTGATTTTGAATGAAAAGTTAGAACGATTCTCAGCGCCAAAACTATTTTGGGCATCAACGTAGCCGGAAACTAAATATACCTCTTTCTTTTTTTGAGTGAATCCCCATTCTGTGTAATTTGGGAATTTAGCAGTTGACGGAGATTTTAGTATGCTTTTTACAGCATCTTCACATTGGATCATCAACTTATTTACTTCATCCATATCAATTATATAATTTTGTAAGCTGGCTTTTACTTTGCCTTTGGCATATAATTTATGGTCAGCGTATTTGATAAGGTTAACGGTTTTATTTTTATTTAAGTACAAAATCACATTATCTGCGTATTTGGTGGTGATTCGATAACCTGTTTCGCCTTTTTTATGAGCATTATCCAATAATTCATCGTGTGTAATTTTAAGTATAGGATCAACTTCACACTGAACTAAAATTTCATCTACCGATTTTGCTTGACTTTCATTTAGTTCTGCAATGTATTTTCCAGATGTAGTAGATGAAGTTTGTACATCTATTTTGTTTATCGCTACTCCAATAATTGCTACCATTGCAATCAAAACTAATACAACAGTTAGGCATCCGTGTCCTCTTTTTTGAGTGACTGGTGGTTGTGATACTGACGTTTGCATTTTCATAACAGTAAATCCTCCTATAAATTTATTTATATAATTCAAGCACACCAAGTGGCTCAAAATATATCAAATAGTTGTTCTGTTTAGTATATAAACCATATTTTTCACGAAAATATTCCAAGCATTCTTGCAAAAATTCTTCTGTTACTCCCAGATGTTCTGCAATTTCATATCTGCTTCGGCATCCATCTTTATATGAATCCACTAAATCCGATAGGGAAATCATTTCATTGTATGCCCAGACCCGTGCTCGTCGTTCCTGCTTTCGGTTTTCGGTTTCCTTCTGATCTGTAATATTCCCTACAGTAGTGAAATGGTGTCCGAGTTCTTCGGCCAGGATACAAGCTTTTTCTGAATCGGCACATATATCTTGATTGAGTGCGATGGTTCCATCACAATACAAACCTCTGAAACGATCGCTGGTGAATGGATAGTCTACAATGTCAACATCTATATCAGAAGCGGTCTGGCATAATTTTTCAAATTTATTCATTATAATCACCTCCACCGCATTCTAAACTATGTATTGTCCAATAAAAAGGACTATTTTCTTTTGGACTTGACAAATTCTGCAAATGCTTTGATTTCATCGAGTTCCTCTGGTGTGTATTCATCACCGTCAAAATGTGCAGCAATGGTGTTTGGATTTATTATTTTGGTTGTTTTGTTTGTTCGTCCTAACAAATAATCAATATCTACATTGAAGAAATCGGCAATTGTTTCTAACACTTCAAAATTTGGTTGCCGTTCGCCTCGCTCATACATATTTATAGAACTTTTGGATATTCCAAGGGCATCAGCGAGTTCTTGCTGGGACATATTTTTTTCGTTTCTCAATAATTTTAATATCTTATCAAATTGAGCCATGCTTAATACCTCCGTATATCTTTAAGCATATTATACACGCATCGTGTATTAAAGTAAACAAAAAAATGCACAAATTGTGCTTGACATATGTGCACAGTACGTGTATATTAAAACTAAGCACGAAACGTGCACAAAAAATATAGGAGGTGGGAGATTGAATAAACAAGCGATTGCAGAACGTCTCCTCAAATTAAGAGGAGATAAAAGCAGAGATACAGTTGCGAAAGCTTGTGGAATAAGTACTTCTGCTTTGGCAATGTATGAGCAGGGAGAGCGTATACCTCGTGATGATATTAAAATGAGGCTCGCAAAGTATTACAAAAGATCAGTCAACTTTATTTTTTTTGACCAATAAGAGCACAAAACGTGCACGATAGAAAGGAGAGTGAGAACGTGTGGATTTCAAAGAAAAAATGGAAATCACTTGAAGAAAGAACCGCTGACCTTGAAAAGCAAGTTCAAAGCCAGCAGAAAAAAGTAGATGCCATTTGTGATTTCCGGCTAGAAAGACAAAAATTGCTTTCTAAAGCTGGTCCGAAGCATCATTGGGATTAGCAAAACCTATTCTTCTTGCGGGTTTAGTTTTATCTTCACGTTCAACAGATGTGAGTAAGAAATTGAGTTGGCTGGCGTGCTGAATTAATTGGGACTTTTTTCCATTTACTAAACCATAAAAATAGAGGATATCAGGGTTTTGATAACCGAGACTTGTGACAATCATGGTGATTGATGTCCCGAATGAAGTTAAACGGAGCGCAATTTCATGGTCATCATCAAGGGATGCTTCAAAATTATGAATTTGCTCAAGAATTTTTTCGTATTTCCAGTCGGCCAAGTCATAATTACGAATGGTAATTGGTTCAATAAAATTATTCATATGAAAATTTCCTTTCATAATACTCGGACGCGGCAACGTCCTGTAAGGAGATTATATCACAAATGGAAGATTCAGAAAATTAAGAACCGCGTACAGGCACAGTTAATAACCTATTAACAGGAGGTGGGCTTATGGCAAGATATCCAAAGAAAGCTACATATAGAACCTTTGTGATCGATTCTAAAACCGGTGAATGGAAACAAATTGATCCCAAGGATATACCTCAGAACAAAATTGATGAGTTGTGTGACAAGTTTGCGCTTGGCGCAGGTTATAAGCGCGTAGAGTAGCCACTGCGGTGGCTGTGCGGACAAGCTATAAAGGAGAAAACATGAAACAAAGAGCTTTTGAAATAGGAGTCGCAATTATGATGTTTGGTGCAACTGCGATGGACTCGGAAGGAATCGGATGGATTATTGCGGCAGGTATGGTGGTTGCTGGTGGAGTGATTTCGTTTGCAGCATATGCATCAGAGAGACTTGAAAAAGAACGCCGGGAAACCGAGCACCGCATACAGAAGCTCCGGAAAGCAAGCTGAAAGGAGAGGAAATGCACATCAGCGGAATAAGACCCGTAAAACCGGACAGGCAGATCCTTAATCCAACGTACCCACGTAGGGATAAGAAAAATGAAGGGGATTTCAAGGATTTGTTAGAGATGGAAATAAAAAAGATGGAACCACAGAAGCCGTCCAAAGCACAGTGATTCCACCAATTTGGGTTTTGTTTCTCTATATTTAGGAAAAACAAAAGAAAAAGTAAGTATTAAAAATAATACTGTATTTTTATTTTACAAGAAATAGATTGGATGTGCAAGTAAAATTATGTATTTTCGAATTTGTGAGCACTGTGGTGCGTATCTGGATCCTGGGGAAACATGCGATTGTGCTGAACGGGCCAGAAAGAAAAATAGCAATTACATGACGCTTTTTGAAAGTGGTCATGATGGGCAGATGAAAATGAAAGTAGAGGAAAACAATGAGAATTACAAGTATTAAGATCAGGAATCTTTTCGGAATCAAGGAATATGAGCAGGGTGGAAGTTCCGTGGAACTGTCCGGGACAAATGGTATTGGCAAAACATCCGTGATTGATGCCATCCGGTATGCGCTGACGAATAAATCTGACAGGGATTATATTGTCCGGAAGGGGGAGACAGAGGGAGAGATCCTTATTGAGACAGACACAGGACTCCGGATTAACCGGAAATCCAGAACCAATCAGGCGGATTATAAAAGCGTGAAGCAGAACGGGGCAGAAATCGGAAGCCCGGAAGCGTTTCTTCGTGACATTTTTACGCCGCTGCAGCTTAACCCGATTGAATTCATGGAAATGGATAAGAAGAAACAGAATGCCACAATTCTGGACATGATCGAATATGACTGGGATATCAATAAGATCAAGGAATGGTTCGGGGAGATCCCTGGCTGGGTATCGTATGACCAGAACATTTTACAGATTCTTGATGACATCCAGAGCGAAAAGGGTGAGTATTTCATGCACCGGCAGGATATTAACCGTGATATCCGCAATAAGAAAGCATTTATTGAAGAGATTGCAGAGGGAATTCCGGCAGGATATGACGTTGAGAAGTGGAAAGCTGCTTCCACATCGGATATTTACCATGAGATTGAACAGATCCGGAGTGATAACCGGATGATCGAAAAGGCGCAGATGCTGAAAGATGCAAGAGACAGCAAGATCCGATCGTTTGAAGCGGATAAGGAAATCGCAAAATCTGCACTGGATACGGAATTTTCCAACCGTTCCCATCAGATCGAGCAGGATATTTTGAAACTGGACAATCAGATTAAGGCTTTGCAGACAGAGCAGGAAGGTCTTGCAGCAAAGAAGCAGGACAAGCTGGCACTGATTGAACAGAAATATAAGACGGATGTTACAAAATATGATGCGGAAGTAGCAGAGTATGCTCCATACATCGGCAGGGAAAAGAAAGATGTGTCCGGTCTTGTAAAGGATGCAGAGTACATGGAAAAGATGAAAGGACACATCAATGAGTATGAGCGCATGATTGATTTGCAGAAAGAGGTAGAAGATCTTTCTTCGGAATCTTCGGATCTTACGAACAAAATCGAAAAGGCGCGGACTCTTCCGGGAGAAATTTTACAGAACTGCAGTATTCCGATTGATGGACTTACAGTTGAAAATGGCATTCCGCTGATCAACGGACTTCCGGTATCCAATCTTTCCGAGGGCGAAAAGCTGGATCTGTGCATTGATGTGTCAATCCAGAAGCCGAACGGGTTACAGATTATTCTGATCGATGGTGCAGAGAAGCTTTCCACCGGTTTGAGGGAAAAGCTGTACGCAAAATGTAAAGAAAAAGGATTGCAGTTTATTGCGACCAGAACAACAGATGATGACACAATGACGGTAGTTACATTATAGGAGGTATGGCATGGATAATATGGTATCAGTAGGGCAGCAGACGGCAGTTGCACCTAAGACATCACAGACAGAAATGATGGTAAACAGACAGACACAGGAAGTTCAGGGCGCCATCTTTATGGCTAAGAAGTTTCCCAGAGATGAATATGAAGCAATAGAAAAGATAAGAAGGAGTTGTCAGAGAGCCACGTTAGCAGAACAGGCAATTTATTCATATCCAAGAGGCGGACAGAACGTCAGCGGACCATCGGTCCGTCTGGCGGAGTCATTAGCTCAGAACTGGGGAAACATCGACTATGGAATTATCGAGTTAGAGCAGAAAGACGGAAAATCAGAAATGATGGCATATGCGTGGGATTTAGAGACAAATACCCGTGTGACAAAGATTTTCGGTGTTGAGCATAAAAGAGATACAAGAAATGGATCGTATGCGCTTACTGACAGCAGGGATATTTATGAGGCTACCGCAAACTTCGGTGCAAGAAGAATGAGAGCCTGTATACTTGGAGTTATTCCGGGAGACGTTGTAGACATGGCTGTTAATGAATGTAAAGAAACACAGAAAAAAAGCTATGGAGAACTTCCGAGTCAGGAGAAGATTAACAAGATTGAAAAGCTGTTTAAAAAAGATTTTGGAGTTACAAAAGAACAGATCGAAAAATATGCAGGACGGAACATGGGAGATTTTGGTGCTGACGAGTGTACCGACTTATGGGGAGTATACACAGCTTTGAAAAACGGACAGGCAAAGACAGAAGATTATTTCCCTGTTGAAAAAGATGTGCCGGATCCATTCGCAGATTCCAGACAGGCACAAATAGCAAAAGAAGCATCGGGGGTATTTGATAATGTTATTGACTAATGAGAATTACTACAGCCAGGAAGCAAACAGAGAGTATCTGTCTGTCAGCCAGTATAAAGATTTCATGGGTACATACGGGAAAACAGGATGCGAGGAATATGCCCTTGCGAAACTGGATGGTACATGGGTAGAGAATATGGAAGATTCTGACGCGCTGATGGTCGGCTCCTATGTGGATGCACACTTTGAAGGTACGCTGGACCTGTTCAAGGCACAGCATCCGTGTATGTTCAAAAAGGATGGAAGCCTTATGGCAAAGTACATCAAGGCAAATGAGATGATCAACCGTTGTGAGCGTGATCCATTGTTTATGCAGTACATGAGCGGAGAAAAGCAGGTCATTATGACCGCGGATATGTTTGGGGCGAAATGGAAAATCAAGATTGACAGTTACCATCCGGGGAAATGCATTGTGGATCTGAAAACCTGTCAGAGCATCACCAAGGAATTCTATCATCCGGATACCGGCCATCTCAATTTTCTTGCAGAATGGGGATATTACATTCAGGGCGCGGTGTACCAGAAAGTGGTGGAGATCAATACCGGAAAGAAACTGCCATTTTTTATCGCGGCCGTGTCGAAAGAAAAAGTACCAGATATACAGCTGATCGCGGTGGAGCAGAGCCTGCTGGATGAAGCGATCACAGAAGTGGAGAGGAATGTGCCCGGTATTGTGGCTCTGAAAAACAGAGAGGTTGATCCAATCCGGTGTGAGCACTGTGATTACTGTAAATACACGAAAATTCTTAAAGCCCCTATCTGGTCCAGTGAATTGATCGGGGAGGTTTAAATGAAAGATTCCATTGTTATAGATATGAGATATGCCGGATATGACATGATTGACGGGACACCAAATGTACACCGGCATCATATTTTTGAGGGGACGGCAAACCGGCGGCTGTCGGATGAAGATGGCCTGTGGGTGCCGTTATCCTATGAGCACCATGAAGGAAACATGAGTGTGCACCGGAATAAGGAAATGAGTGTGTTAATGCACATCATCGGGCAGCTTGCATGGGAAAAGCATTATATCGCTGGAAATGCGGATGTAAACGAAGCGGATGCAAGGGAAGCCTTCCGGAAGAGATATGGAAAAAGCTATTTGTAATCATACCGGCTCTTCGGAGCCGGGGAAAGGATATGCCAGTGAATATTGAACAGAAAACATTGACCTCTGTTGAGGTTGCGGAGATGGTGGGAAAACCACATAACGATTTAATGAAAGATATCAGAAGATACACATCCCAGTTTAACGAGGGGAATATTTCCCACGTTGAATTTTTTACAGAGAATACTTATCTGGATAAAAAAGGGCAGGAAAGACCGGCATATCTGCAGGATGTGATCACAGGCTGTAATGCACAGATCAGAATGGATGGTGATCCGTGTGGAGTATAGTTTTACAATCCCCGGGCGGCTGGATGGACTGAATGATTACACTGCAGCCAACCGGACAAACCCACATAAGGGTGGGAAAGCAAAGAGGGACAATGAGCTTCTTGTGATCGGCTGCATACGGCATCAGCTGCGTGGGATACATATCACAGATCCGGTTTTGATCTATTATCATTTTTACGAAAAAGATATGCGGCGTGACGGGGACAATATTGTATCCTGCGGGGCAAAATTTATTCAGGACAGCTTAACCAAGACACAGGTGCTGCAGGAAGATAACCGTAAATGCATTCCTAATTTTTACCATGATGTGTCGGTAGACAGGGAGAACCCGAGAATTGAAGTTACGATAACGGAGCTGACAAAAGAACAATCCAAGATGCCAATTGTTGACCTGCTTAAAGATCTGGAAGTGGGGTGATGACTTGGCAGAAAAGAACAGCTTCGTCATGTATACAGAGTATTTAAAGCATATCCAGAAGATGGACATGGAGCAGCGGGGGAAGCTGTTCACTGCCATCCTCTGTTATGCGGCAGGGGAAGAGATACCGGAACTGGATGCGGCGGCAGATATGGCATTCAGTTTTATTCAGGACAGGATGGACCGTGATAATGCGGCATACATGGAGAAATGTGAGAAACGCAGGGAAGCCGGTAAGCTTGGCGGCAGACCGAAAACAAATACTTCTGACGGAAAGCAAGTAAAAGCAAAAAAAGCAAATGGTTTTTCTGAAAAGCAAAATAACCCTGATAATGATAATGAACCTGATAATGATACTGATATTAGTAGTAATGATAATAGAGTTATAGCATCTGCGGATAAAATGCTTTGTGCCGGAAAATTCCTCTTGAACGATGGAACAGAATACGAGGTGTCGGAGAACGACGTGGTTACATACCAGCAGCTCTATCCGGGAATCGACGTTAGACAGGAGTTGAGGAATATACAGGCATGGTGTCTGTCCAACCCTAAATACAGGAAAACAAGGGGTGGTGCAAAAAGGTTCATGAATTCATGGCTGTCCCGGTCACAGAACGGAGCACGGAAAGAACAGGCTGCGCCGGAAAAGAAAACCCGGAACTGGTTCAATGATTTCGAACAGCGTGAATGTGATTATGCGGATTTGGAAAGAACCTTGCTTAATACACCGGTCCGGTAGGTAGGTTGAAACACCAGCGAAAGCAAAAGAAACTCTTGCAAGTGCGGAATTATAGTTATCACAAAAGCCATGTTCTTAACTTGCCGACACCGGGGCGGCAATCGCCCCACTATCCAGAGAGGTGAGAGAAATACATAGAACCAGCAAAGAAAAACGCCTTTTGCGCGAAAACATAAAACTGATCGGAGAGATCAACAGTTTTGAGGATTCTAAACCAGAACATATGAATCCAGAAGCCTACAAGAAATTTAAGCGGCCAGCCACGTATTATGGCAGCGGAAGAATCTGTGATTATGGCAGCAAGGACAAACCTTGTGATCCGGGATGCAGATTCTGGAATACCTGCATAAAAGGGCGGCACAGAGAGGAGAAGTAATGCACGGAGTAACACAAAGGGAGCAACTGATACCGATGAGCGTATACCGGAAAGAGATTGCAAGGGCGCGTCTGGGGGATAATATTGCGAACCATATGGGATTTATATTTGCCCTTGCACTGTATGACAAATTTGATCTGACATTTAAGCAGATCACGAACTATTACACCAAAACAGTAAACAAGCGTGTTGCATGGCAGGACGATGATAACGAAGATGTTACAAGCGAAAGCATGATGGAGTATTGCCGGAAACGGAAAATTGATGTGGTCGGCTGGGTAAAGTCGATACCAATGTCGCAGAAGCTGTACATGGCAGATATCCAGAAAGGGCACGCAGTGCTTGGAGCAGACCGCAATATCGAAAGTGCACTGGCATCAACGATGTATCTGACAATCCCGACATTGAAAGAGTCATATCGATTCTCGAATGCCAAGATCGAGGAATTTATGAAGTGGGTTGCCTATTACATTGATTCCTACTGGAGAAAACAGCCAAAGAGCAAAGAACACTATCTGTCCGATGCGATCATCCGGCAGACATTTATCGAGGATGAGCATTGGGACATTGTTACAGGAAAGAAGGTGGGGTAAAAAATGGGAGTTTTGCTTGCATTATCAACCTTATTTATATGGGGGCGTCTGGTTAATATTGATTGCGACCTAAAAGATATCAGCAAAGAGCTGAAAAAGATGAACGAAAGGAGAAATGATGGGAGATAGATATTTATTCCGCGGAAAGCGGATTGATAATGGCGAATGGGTGGAAGGATATCTGTCATACCCATTTTGCACGAAAAAGGGCAACGAAAGTTATTATTTCTACGCAAAGGATAGTTTGGGTTTCTTCTGTCGTTGTGTTGTAGATGCATCTACTATCTGCCAGTGTACCGGCTTAAAAGACAAGAACGGCAATCTGATTTGGGAGAATGATATTGTAAAAGACTTATTTAGTGATGCTTGTGCACAAATCAAATACGGCAGTTATCAGAGTTGCTTTGATAGCACCAAAACTGAACATGTCGGATTTTATGTAGACTGGTCAGGCAAGTATACTAAAAGATACAGAAAAGATTTAGGTTATTGGACAAATATGGTTAATGCAGAGGTTATCGGCAACATATTTGACAACCCAGAACTGTTGGAAGTGTAACTATGACGGAGAATGAAGCAATTAAGATATTAAAGAAAGACAGTTGTTATGAATGCGCACAAGGCACAGACAGCCCGTTTAATTGTGAATATGGGGGATGCAGAGTTGCGAAAGCTACTAGAATAGCAATTAAGGCGTTGGAAAAGGTTCAGAAGTACCGCGCAATCGGAACGCCGGAAGAATGTCGGGCGGCTATGAAGAAACAGAACAGTACCAACAAGGAATTGGAAAGTCACGATGAAAAACACATTCTTGAATGCTGTATCAGCCTTATGCAGGAAATGGTTAATGAGTTTGCAGAGTGGTACAGATGGCAACATGGAGAGGATGCGATTGAGGAACTTGACAAGGAAGAGAGGTTTTGTTTTAGAAAATCATACTTCCGCATTGTACAGGAACTGTTTCTTTTAGGCACAACCCACTCCGGCGGTACATCTACCAGAGCGAAGTGTGAGCAGTTAGGTGTTGATAGTGCAGAAGAAATTGAATTTGATTGGAGTGATGAAGAATGATGTTTCAATCGTACATAAATTTCTTTCTGCTAATACTTATAGCCATTAGGTTAGATATTCTAACAAAATTTGGAGTTAATCTTTTTTGTATTCTGTCAGTTATAGCAATGATCGGACATGAGATTTTTGATTATTTGAAAAAAGGAGATAAAAACGATGGGACTGATTGATGCAGACGCACTAAAAGAATATTGCATGCGTGCGAGTAAATCTGATGATGATTTTAGGAGAGTAAGTTTGGCAACATTGGCGAGCGTAATAGATGCACAGCCGACCGCCTACGATGTGGACAAGGTTGTGGAGCAGTTGGAGAAGAGAATACAGACGCATGAACGTTGTATTGAATATGAAAAGAAAAACGGAACGATAACAGAAGAATTTCAGCAAAGAAAAGCTGTTGAAGTGCTGAAAGAAGCCATCGAGATTGTGAAAGGCGGTGGAGTAGATGGTAATTAAACCGATTTTATTTAACACCGAGATGGTTCGGGCAATTCTGGAAGGGAGAAAGAGTTGCACTCGGCGGCTGGCAAGATTTTTACCGGGAGAAAATCCACAGGGGACTGGATATATCAGAGATGGACTGATGCTCTATAACGGCAGGAATGGGCCTTGTATCATAAAAGCACCGTATCAACCAGGTGATATCCTGTATGTCAGAGAAACATGGAAAAAGGCTCCGAATGGATACTATTACTACGAAGATTGGCAAAGAGGTGATATTGCAGATCTTACGAAGTGGAAACCATCCATCCATATGCCGAAAGAAGCAGCGCGTATCTGGATTAAGATTATGAATGTGAGAGTAGAGCGGCTGCAGGAGATGAAGCCGGTTGATGTGATAAAAGAGGGAGCTTATCCTGATTGTTGGGATTGTCTTAATACATATGGAGAAAGCGGTTCGCAGTGCTGTTATGGGACAGAAGAACAGTGCAGTCAATGTGATGAAGTGATGATGGAATGGGAAAAACTTTGAATCTCCACCATCAAGAAATCCGACCTTGACTGCTACGGCTGGGATGCGAATCCGTGGGTGTGGGTGATTGAATTTGAACGATGCGAGAAGCCGGAAGGAGTGTGAATAATGCGTAAAATCATAGAGAAGAAAATATTGCCGAAGTATTTTGATGCGGTCATCCACGACAAGAAGAAGTTTGAAATCAGCGAGGACGAGGATGGTTTACAGATAGGCGATGCAGTTATTCTGAAAGAGTGGGACGGCGAAAAGTATACCGGACGCGAGGTCGGCAGAAACATTGTGTATGTTTTGCGTGATGTGCCGGAGCACGGTTTAATGCCGGGATATGTGATATTTGGATGGTAAGGAGTGTGAGGTATGAGTAAAAGCAGAGCTAGTAAAATGAACGGCTATCGTAGCGTGGTAAGCCGTCAGAAGAATGATGTTTTTAAGTTTAAGCCTAAGAAGAAAAAGAAAGGGTGATTGTATGGCTAAAGCAGTATTGATTATGGATATGCCGGAACAGGTGTGCCAGAAATGCGCATTGTGCTATGAGACAGAGAATGACGACGAATATCTGTGCTGTGCGACAGGAAAACTTTTGCCAGACGGAGAGAAGCCGGATTGGTGCCCGCTCCGAGAACTGCCGGAGAAAAAAGAACACAGAGTTGGAGAACATGGAAAAAGAATGTTCAGAGCAGGATTTAATGCCTGCTTGGATGAAATTTTAAAAGAAAGAAAGGAATAACGAATCCTCGGTAAACCGAGGTTGCAACTTAAAGGTGTCAAAGATTTTGCATAAAGGGAATAATAGTAGCGTTGATGATTCGATAAGGTGGAATTTGAAGTAGCGCACATATAGCATATTTGACTTATGTGAGTTTCAGACCGTCAGCATGGGAAGCCTATATTCCTTATCCACGATACATGGATTTGTAGCGTGGTGTTATGACAAAAAAGAAACTAAAGGTATGTTGGATAAGTGCAGGAATATCAAGTTTTATGGCTGGATATCTTGCTGGAGATGTAGACGAATGGATTTACATTGACATTGCAGACCAACATCCAGACAGCATGAGATTTATTAAAGATTGCGAAAAGGCTATCGGAAAGAAAATTACAGTGCTACGGTCAACGGAATATCGAAATGTAGAAGATTGCGTAAGGGTGTTTGGCGGTTTTAAAAATTCGGCTAACGGATTTGCGCCATGTACTAATTGGCTGAAAAAGCGGATTCGTAAAGAGTGGGAATCCAGACATACGGATTACGAGATTACTTATGTGTGGGGATTTGACCTTAAGGAAACTGAAAGGGCTGAAAGAACCGTTGAAGCTAATCAACAGGCGCAACATGAATTTCCATTGATTGACAGAGGATTGTCAAAAGAAGAGGTACATGGATTGTTTGAACGGACTTTTGATTTTGCCCGACCAAAGATGTACGAACTTGGGTATGCAAACAATAACTGTGTCGGCTGTGTAAAAGGCGGCATGGGTTATTGGAACCATATCAGAAAGGATTTTCCGGAAGTCTTTGAAAGTCGGGCGAAGTTGGAAAGAGAAGTCGGACACTCCATGTTGAAAGACAAAAATGGTCCGGTATATCTGGATGAGTTAGATCCTGATCGGGGAGATATGAATACAGAGATCATGCCGGAATGTGGAATTATGTGCTACTTGAGCATGAAATAAAAGTCTTTAGGATAAGTAGAAGGGCGGTCGGCAGTTGTGCTGACCAAGGTGTTACTTGTTTGTGTGGTTGGAATTTGTGTTGCCATAGTATTCTCCATTTCCGTACTAAAAGTACAAAGAGCAATTATTAAAGTTGCAATGAATTTTATGACTGCCAACCGAATTCCCTTCCCCCAAACGGTTTTACCCGCCTGCTTATCATAAAGACAAGGATATTTTAAAACAAAGCATTCAAAAATGCAAGAAAGGAGCCGAACCAGCGCGCATAAAGGGTACCCGGTTCCTGAGAGAATGAAGAATAGTAAATTAAAGGAATATTTGAATGGATTTTCTGATGATGCCGACATCAGCCTGATAGTTGCAAATACGCAAAATAGAAAGGTATATGAACCCAAAGAAGTCATTGTAATGACAGATGTGGAAATTCCGGCATTTGTAATTGATGTTTGCAATGAGAGAGATATGGATGCAGAAGAAATCTCTGTATGCGAAGAATGTGAACGAAATGCGGATAATCTGGAAGGACAGATGGACATAACTGACTTCCTGGAGGTGATGCCATGAAAAATAACATTATCATTGACTGCTTTGCCGGTGGCGGCGGAGCAAGCGTAGGAATAGAAATGGCACTTGGAAGATCTGTTGACATTGCCGTAAACCATGATCCACAGGCTATACGGATGCACATGGTAAACCACCCTGACACATTGCACCTGACAGAGGATATTTTTAAGGTAGATCTGCAAAAGTATGTTGGAGATCGCCATGTGGCTCTCATGTGGGCATCGCCTGACTGCACAAGTCATAGCAAAGCAAAGGGCGGGCAACCACGCAAAAAAGGATTGCGGATACTTCCCTGGGCGGTGTACAAGCACGCAAAAGCGCTACTGCCAGATGTAATCATCATGGAGAATGTTGAAGAGATACAACAGTGGGGACCGCTGGATCCGGACGGTCATCCGATACCGGAACGTAAGGGAGAGGACTACAGAAAGTTTATATCATCGATGCAGTCACTCGGGTATGCATTCGAGAGTAGGGAGCTTGTAGCTGCTGATTATGGCGCACCGACAACACGTAAGAGATGGTATGCGATATTCAGGAGAGACGGCAAAGCGATTGTTTGGCCAGAACCTACGCATAGCAAGTCTGGTATTGTATTACCACGATGGAAACAGTGCGGAGATTATATTGATTGGTCGAATTTAGGAAAATCAATTTTTGATCGTAAAAAGCCGCTTGCGGATGCGACAATGACGCGAATTGCAAACGGCATACAAAAATATATCATTGATAATCCGCATCCGTACACTGTGAACGATAAACGAGCCATAGCTTTTTTGATTCAGTATCACAGTGAAACGAAGAAAGGCGATGCAAGAGGTCAGACGATTCGGGAGCCAATCAAGACCATTGATACAAGCAATCGGTATGGACTTGTTACAGCCTTTATTACCAAGTTCTATAAAACGGGAATCGGGCAAGGATGTGATGAGCCGATACATACGATCACAACATCGCCTGGGCATTTTGGACTTGTATCCGCGTTCTTGATTAAATATTACGGAACTAGTTGCGGTCAGCCAGTGACAAGTCCACTTGCAACAATTACAACAAAGGATCGGTTCGGGCTTGTGAATGTGATAATTGAAATTGACGGTGAGGAATGGATAATAGCAGATATATTTCTGCGAATGCTGAATGCTGCAGAATTAAAGCTTATGCAGGGATTTCCACCGGATTACATCTTGGAACGTGATATAAGCGGTAAGGCAATTCCTGTAAAGGAAAGGGTTGCGAAGATTGGCAATAGTGTTGTGCCGATAATGGCAGAGGCACTTGTGGCTGTAAATTGTCCATATCTTATTGTTGGAGAGCGGATACCGAATATGATGATATCGACAGAACAGACCGGACAGCTCCGGTTTGCGTAATTATTCCTTTTCACATACCGCATTTCTGGCAGCAATATTTGCCAGCATGTCACTCAGCACTACCAGATCAGCAGCAAGGATGGCAACCTCATCATCTGATAGGCAGTTGGCAAGCTGGCAAGCGAGCGTTGAAAGCAAATAAAGGTTTGAACAGTTTTGCATGGGATCACCAAAGCGGTTTTATATATTTTATGCGTCTGCGGTGAAAGTGTGCGAAAAATCTTTGAATTTTAGAATCAAGTAGCAGAACCAAGCGATCATATGGCACCTCCTGTTATGCAGTATATGTGGAGAAAATAATAATTATTTATTTGAAATGTAGTTTGACAAAATAGGCAATATATTTGTTGAAATATGTGAACATTGATAATTGAATATTGACGTTTGATGTAGTATAATCATTACATCATATACGAAAGAGAGGGCTTTTACATGGATGATGCAAAATTATTTGCTATGATGCAGGAATTTACGGAAAAGTTTGATACTATGATTGATTTATTGGGAAAGATTGAGTCAAATACTTCCTCAACAGATTCAAACACTGGGGACATTTATTATGTAAAATCTGAGTTGGAAGATGCAAATACTAATCTTAGAAAAGTAATTAATAAGATGGATTAGCAAACTTATGGATTACAAAAAATCATACGAACGTGCCTTAGATTTCCTTGCATCCGGCGAGTGTCCGATATGTCCACCAAATAATACAAAGATGGAACTTAGGTGTACAAAGTGCATGGATAGCGATTCTGATACATTTGAAAAGCGAAGAATATGTTGGAACAAAAAATTTACAACCGAATAATGTGAAACAAGAAACCAAGTGCCAACCGGAGCACTTGGTTTTTTGTTGCTACAATGAAAGGAGGAATGTTTTGTGGATGAAAAGGAAGTATTCGAAATATGTAACCAGGTAGACAGCTTTATTGCTGCAGAATTGACAGAATCCATCGTAAAGGGAACTTCGTATGACATGCTGGAAGCACACCACGGCATTCTCCCGATCAGCAGAAATTGCTTTTATCGCAGGCGGCGGATTGTTCAGCGGGTCATGAAGCAGAGGCTGGGGCGGATAGAGGAGGAGAAGGACGGACAAATGAGGATGGTGTGGTAGAAAAAATTGCTTTTAAGCAGCAATATCGACAGATTTTGAAAATAAGTATGCGGTAAGGTTAACGATTGAAAGGAGTCTAAAAAAAGTGTATAATTGGGAAAAAGATATGTACTGGGAGGAGAAAACAACTATGAAAGTATTTGTAAGTTGGTCGGGAGAATTAAGTAAAAAAATCGCTGAGGAATTAAAAAAATGGATTCCATGTATAATTCAATCTGCGACAGTATTTTATTCTTCAGAAGATATTGAAAAAGGAGAACGCTGGAATGCTAAGGTATTAAGTGAGTTGGAAGAGACAAATTATGGAATAGTTTGCTTGACACAGGAAAATGTAAATGCGCCTTGGATAAATTTTGAAGCGGGTGCCTTGGCGAAAAATATTGCGCAATCAAAAGTTTCAACATTATTGATTAATCTTCAGCCCTCGGAAGTTAATGGACCGTTATCTACATTTCAAGCAACAACTATATCAAGCAAGGAAGATTTTTGGAAGTTGATTGAAGGAATAAACAATAGTTCAGAAGCGCCTGTAGATGAAAAAATATTAGAAACGTCATATAATGCGTTATGGGAACCTATAAATAATGACATTAATAAAATAATATCAGAATATAGACCTGCGGATCCTAAGAAGGGAAAAAATTCTGCAGGTCAAAGTTTTCAGGTGCTGGAAGAACTTGTTCAGTTAGTGAGAAACCAAAATATGTTATTAAATACACCGGAGGCATTGCTTCCGCCAGAATATATTCGTCAGATTAATGAAAATATGATAGATAAAAAAGATGTTAGAGATTTTACAATGAATATTCTGGGTGAGATTAGAGCTTATGTGTTTGAAACTAAAGATTATGAGTTTGGGAAGCATGTGGGAGGGAATATAGCTTGGTTTATATCTCATAATGATTTGGGGAGACCTTTGTTTAATGAGGCTCGAGACTTTACGAAAAAATGTGATAAATTGTTGACTGTACAACGAAACACACAAAATAAAGTAAATATTCAACGAGAAATGGATGAAAAAAATAAGCAAGCAACGATTGAAGAAATTTTTAATATGTTTCAAAATGAGAAAAATGAAGAGAACAATAGTTGATAATAGACTAAAATATGTTTGGACATTTGTATACGTATAACAACATTGAACTTTTGAAATAAAATCATGAAAGCAACAGAGAAATCCGCAGTTGATAAAGCAACTGCTTTAAAGTGGATATATGGTATGGGCTCTTTTTAGAATGTAAATTGGTACAAATCCATGAAATCCTCATGTTAAAATTACTATAGAGTAGTAATTGAACAGGGAGGGACAAGCGTGGAAAAAGAAAATGAATTAAAAAAGGAGTATCTGCAATCGTATACACCAGCGGTTAGTGCTGCGCGTAGAATAGAGAAAGAAATTGAGCAGCTCCGCATGGATAAGATGGCACCGGCACTTGTCATGGATGATATGCCACACGCACACGATCAGAAGGATTTGTCTGACTATATGGCAAAGCTAGACGAGTTGGAGAGAAGACTTATCAAGGCACGGTATGAAAGGATTGATCTTTATGCAGAAATTTTTGCGGATATTGAGCGTTTAGAGGACGAGACAGAAAAGACGGTACTAACATATAGATACCTTCGAAGATATAGTTGGGAAAAGATATGTGTTGAGATGGGATATCAGTGGGCGCAGGTTCATCGGATTCATGCCCGGGCTTTGAAAAATTTCAATCCAACCGGAGGATATTATGAACTTCTGGTGAAGAAAATGAAAGATGATACACAATGATACACTTGTATGTGATATGATTGTAGCGTGAAAAGCGTAAGAGGAAGGAATTCCCCTTGCGCTTTTCTTTTTCCCATAACGGAGCGTCACAATGACGCTCCGACTTCTCCCTATTGTGAGGTAGACGTATGAGCAGAGAAGGATACAGTGATAATACGGAAGAGAAAGCCGTGGCGAATGTTATGCGCGAATATCGCAAGAAGAAACAGGCAGGTGATAGTGTTGGCAAGAAGCCCGAACGAAAAGGCAGAGAAAGCCCATAAGCTGTATGAGGGCGGGATGAAGCTGGTTGAGATTGCAAGTCAACTAGATGTTCCTGCAGGAACGGTTCGAAGATGGAAAAGTACATACCATTGGGATGGTGAGCATCAAAGCGAGCGTTCGGAAAACAAAAGCGAACGTTCGGAAAACAAAAAGAGTGTTAGAAAAAAGGCTGTGGCTGATGAAGTTAAGCAGGTAATGCAGAACACTGACTTGACCGATAAGCAACAGCTTTTTTGCATATATTACATCCGGTGTTTTAACGCAACCAAAGCATATCAGAAAGCCTATGGAGTAGATTATGCGACTGCGGCATCTATCGGCTACCGCATGTTGAAAAATGATGGAGTAAAAGAAGAAATCAACAGATTGAAGCAGAACCGGCTAAACAGAGAATTCCTAAGTGAGCCTGATATCTTCCAAAAGTACATGGATATTGCATTTGCCGACATAACCGATTTTGTAGAATTTGGAAGTGGGACGTTTACAGATCCAGAGACAGACGAAGAAGTTCCATACAGTTATGTGAACCTAAAGGACAGCAAAAACGTAGATGGAACATTGATTTCGGAAGTTTCCAAAGGGAAAGACGGCCCCAAGATTAAACTTGCCGACCGGATGAAAGCCTTGCAGTGGTTGACAGACCACATGGATCTTGCCACCGAGAAGCAGAGAGCCGAAATTGCACTGTTGAAAGCCAAAGTCCAAACTGATGATGGAGAGGAAACCGTAGATGATGGATTTCTCGATGCACTGAATGGATCTGCAGCAGAGGACTGGGGCAATGAAGAAAATTAAGAGGATTTTCAAATTCCAACCGTTTTCACAAAAACAGCGCATGGTGCTGAATTGGTGGTGTAAGGATTCACCGGTAAAAGACAGCGACGGCATTATTGCTGACGGAGCAATCCGATCCGGTAAAACGGTGAGCATGTCACTTTCGTTTATTATGTGGGCGATGAGCTCATTTAATGGCGAGAATTTTGCCATGTGTGGAAAAACAATCGGTTCTTTTCGAAGAAATGTATTGTCTGGATTAAAGATGATGCTCCATAGCCGCGGTTATACCGTTGCAGATCATCGGGCTGATAATTTGGTTATCATCACAAAAGGAGATGTGACTAACTATTTCTATATATTTGGCGGCAAAGACGAACGATCACAGGATCTCATTCAGGGTATTACCTTGGCTGGGGTCTTTTTTGATGAAGTTGCGCTGATGCCGGAAAGTTTCGTGAACCAGGCAACCGGACGATGCTCTGTTGATGGTTCTAAGTACTGGTTCAACTGTAATCCGGACGGACCATACCACTGGTTCAAGACCGGATGGATTGATAAGCGAGAAGAAAAGCATCTGTTGTATTTACACTTTACGATGGATGATAACCTGAGCTTGTCGGAGAAAATCAAGGAACGATACCGCAACATGTACACCGGTGTGTTCTACCGCCGGTATATCCTTGGACTGTGGGCGATGGCAGAGGGCATTATTTACGATATGTTCGACACTGCCAAGCATGTGCTTTCCAGTCTGAATAATCTGGTCAATGCGAACTATTATGTGTCGTGTGACTATGGTACGCAGAATGCAACTGTATTCCTGTTGTGGTGTAAAGAGCACTCCGGGCGATGGGTATGCTGCCGCGAGTATTATTATTCCGGTCGCGATGAAGAAAGGCAGAAAACAGATACCGAGTATGCGGATGATTTGGAGAGGTGGCTCAATGGAATAAAGCCAGTCAAGATTGTGATTGATCCATCTGCAGCATCGTTCATAGAAGAATTGAAAAAACGAGGTTATGCAATCAAGAAAGCAAAAAATGACGTACTGGATGGCATCCGATTCGTGGCATCCTTGTTGAATCAGGGAAAAATCGCAATCAGTGATCAGTGCCAGAACACAATTAAAGAATTTGGATCGTACATATGGGATCAGAAAGCATCTGAGCGTGGAGAGGATAAACCGGTGAAGCAGCACGATCATGCAATGGATGCACTGCGGTACTTCTGTTATACAATTATTCGCAAGCCGGGAAGCATCGGTATTTTGAAGTGAGGTAACAATGGATATTGATACAATGAAGCAACTGATAAAAAAATATGAGCCCGGCCATGCGGCATTTGTGACACGTGCGGATATAGCAGAACGTTATTACCGCAATGAGACGGACATACTGTTTCGTGATAAGCAGAAAAATGAGAAAAAAGAGGAACCCGACAATCCGCTGCGCAACGCAGACAACCGGATTCCCCGGAACTTTCATGGTCTGATCGTGAACCAGAAAGCGTCCTATGCGTTTACCGCACCGCCGTTGTTCGATGTAGGCAGTACGGCGAGCAATAAGCGTATCACGGAAACCTTGGGTGATGAGTATGCAAAGAACTGCATGAAATTGTGTGTGAATGCTGCCAATACTTCCATCGGCTGGGTGCATTACTGGCAGGGCGATAATGGTTTTGAATGGGCAGTTGTTCCGTCTGAGCAAATCATCCCGGTGTTTGACCGTAGCCTTAAACGCAGGCTGATCGGAGCCATGCGAGTGTATCCGGACATCGACGATGCAACTGGGGATAATTATACGGTATATGAATACTGGACGGATAAAGAGTGTCAGGCATTCAGGCGAAGAGCAGGCGAGACACTTAATCTGCTGACATACTATGAAATGTTTGTTGATCCAGCCACCAGTGATATGGTTGCCGATTACCGGCATGATTTCGGAGAAGTACCGTTCATCCCGTTTTACAACAACAATATCCATACAGATGATTTGCGCAACATTAAGCCACTGATAGACGTATATGACAAGGTTTACAGCGGCTTTATCAATGATCTGGATGATATACAGGAGCTGATCTTTGTACTGTCTGGATATGGCGGTGAAGATCTGAATGGATTCCTATCCGATTTAAAAAAGTACAAGACCATTAAGGTAGATGGGGATGAGGGCGGTGCGGTGTCTACGCTGAACATTGAGATTCCGATTGAAGCCCGGAACAGTGTACTGGATGCAACTAGAAAGGCAATCTTCGAGCAGGGACAAGGCTTTGACCCGCAGCCGGAGAACTTCGGCAATCAGTCGGGTGAGGCGTTGAAGTTCATGTACTCACTTCTTGAAATGAAAGTAGGATTGATGGAGACAGAATTCCGGCTTGGGTTTGCGCGGCTCATCCGGGCAATCTGCAAGGCACTTGGCATTTCCTGTGGCACGATTATCCAGACATGGACCCGTACCTGTATCAAGAATGATACGGAACAGGCACAGATCTGCAGGGATTCGGTTGGGATTGTCAGCAAAAAGACGATTCTGAAAAATCATCCGCTTGTTGAGGACGCAGACGAAGAATTGAAGCAGCTCGAAAAGGAAGAAAAAGAAGCACAAGAAAAGGCTGATCTGTATTCCGGGGCATTTATTGGGAATCAGGAAAATAAGCAGGACGGTAACAACGCTGCTGATTCCAAAAACATTGAACAGAAGGATGCACAAGGCAAAGACTGATATTAGGAGCAGCTGATGAAAAATAGTTCATATTGGCAGAAACGGTTTAAGAAAATCGAAGAATCCCAACATCGGAAAGGGCTACAGTGCTATAAGGATATTGAAAAACAGTATATGATCGCACAGAGCCAGTTGGAGGCAAAGATAAATGCATGGTATCAGCGGTTTGCAAAAAACAATGAAATTTCTCTTGCAGAAGCACATAGGCTGTTGAATTCCAATGAACTGGAGGAATTAAAGTGGGGCGTGCAACAGTACATCAAGTATGGAAAAGAAAATGCCATCAATGGTCAGTGGGTGCAGGAATTGGAAAACGCTTCCGCAAAAGCACACATAAACAGACTGGAATCACTGAAACTACAGATGCAGCAGTCTGTGGAAGTGATGTTCGGCAATCAGTTGGATAGTGTGGATGCCACTCTGCGCAATGTTTACCAGACAGGATTTTTTCATACTGCATACGAGATCCAGAAGGGTATTGGGGTAGGATGGAGTTTTGCTTCACCGAACAACCGGCTGATTGAAAAAGTGCTGCAAAAGCCGTGGGCGGCAGATGAACAGACGTTTTCAGACCGGATCTGGACGAACAAACAGAAACTGATCAATGAGCTGAACACTACCTTTACACAGAACATCATCACAGGAGCAGATCCACAAAAGGCTATTAACGAGATTGCAAGAAAAATGCATGTATCAAAACAGAATGCCGGCCGCTTGGTTATGACCGAACAGGCGGCTTTTTCCAATGCAGCGCAAAAGGATTGTTTTGCAGAACTTGGGGTGGAGCAGTTTGAGGTGTTAGAGACATTGGATGGTTTCACATGCAGCCTTTGTGGTTCTATGGACGGGCAACATTTTCCAATGAGCCAGTATGAAATTGGTGTGACAGCTCCGCCGTTCCATCCGAACTGCCGTGGGTGTACCTGTCCATACTTCGAAGATGATTTTGGAGTGTCGGGAGAACGTGCAGCGCGTGGTGAAGATGGAAAAACATATTATGTACCGGGCAATATGACATATGAAGAGTGGAAATCCTCTTTTGCAGATGGTAACAATGCAGCGAAAGACCGGTTGGGGATTATCACAAACAATAATAAAAGCAACCCGAACTATTATGATTTCAAGGGTAAAAATGTGGATACGGTCGAGTCGGAAATCTGCAAGTTCGACCATGAGGTTGGAATTATATTTGACAATGGGAAAGCGGTAAATTGCCAGTTGGGAAATGAGGATACTATAGAATTTACGAAGTATCAGCTTAAAATGATGAAAGGAAAAGATGTTACTCATAATCATCCATTGAGTACGCCGCCGTCCCCAGAAGATCTGTATCTGCTGGTAAATTATAAAGTCAAAAGTTTCAGAACCTGTGGGGAAAACGGTACATATGTGTTAGAATATAATGAACAGGTAGAAAAACTTCCAGATTTCAAGACATTTAGTGATACATATGACGAAATTATATATGAATTACAAGATAAATATTATGATGAAGTGAAACATGGGATGAAAAAAGAGGATGCGATCATATTACTTGGAGAGGCTGCTTGGGAAAGATTGTATGAAATATATAATGTCAAACCTAGATTTGAAAGACGGTAATTGTCATGAGCAAATATAAACCATATGAAATAGATAGATATAAGCTGAATCTGTTTTGCGTATGTTTGAACTGCAGTAAATACAGAGGCTCAAGAAACGATTTTTCAAAATATTGTGATGCTTATCCCAAAAATCTTCCATCTGAAATTTGGAATGGAAAAAATGTAAAATGTCCGCATTTTGAAGAAAAGTAGGGGTGATAGTATGGTGAAACTTATAAAAACATTAGATGTTCAAAACGCATCATTGAATGTGATCACAGCTGGCAGACGATTTCCGCTTGCACAATTTGCTGGGAAAATAGAGATCACAGAGCACCAGAGTATGACACCTGTCCTTGGGAGAAGATGCAAAGGTGAAAAGAAAATCTATGCATCCTTTATTTTATGCCAGAATATTGAGTATCAGTCAGATGATACATTTAATACCGGAAAAGTATATGAAGCAGTCGGAGATGTGCAGGGAGAGCAGTCTTGTGAAAGATTGATCTTCTCAGGACTTCGCTTTGAAGATATGGATCCGTTGGAAGGAACAGTAACACTTGAAGTGACTGATTTGGAACTGATCCGGAAAATGATAGAAATGTAAAATTGAAAGTTACCACCAGTCAGAAATGATATGGTGGTATTTTCATACCCAAAATCAATAATAACAGGGCAACCGGAAATCTATGAACCGAACAGCGCAGAGGTGACGCTAAGTAAGTTTCTCCGGCAGTCCTGTTTTTATATTGTCCGAAAGCCTTATGACGTTTAAACTGCGGCAATTTGCCCTTATGCATGGCATCAAAACTGCATACTGCTGTGGAGACACCACGCTTAAAAACGGTGCAGGAAAGGAAACTATGGAATTTTTAAAAGACATTTTAGGCGAGGATCTCTATAAGCAGGTGTCTGATACCGTCAATGCCTATAACGGAAAGCCGGAGAATAAGGAGAAGCAGGTGAAAATCGCAGACCTTGGATCTGGTCAGTATGTTGACAAAGGTAAGTATGATACCGCCGTGGCAGAAAAAGAGAATCTTGCCGGTCAGATTAAAACGCTTAATACCACAATCGGGGATCTGAAAAAGAACAATGCAGACAATGAGACATTACAGAACACCATTGCGGATCTGCAGACGAAGTTAAAAGATCAGCAGACAGCCAATGACCAGATCTCAAAGACCTATGCGCTGAAAGATTCCCTCACAAAGCAGGGCGTACTTGATCCGGATTATCTGATCTACAAAGCTGGTGGACTTGACAAGTTCACATTTGACAAAGAGGGTAAGCCGGTCGGCGTAGAGGAAGCAGTAAAGCCGTACAAAGAAGATAAGACAATGGCACATCTGTTCAAACAGGAACAGCCGAAGCCACCGTATCATCCACAGGGTGGCACCGGCGGCGCAGGAACTGCGAACCCATTTGCAAAAGAGACGTTCAATCTGACCAAACAGGGTGAGCTTTTAAAATCCAATCCGGAGCAGGCAAAGGCACTGGCCGCAGCCGCCGGAGTAACATTATAACAGTATGAAAGGAAGATGATTTATGGCAATTACAAAAATTGCAGATGTGATTGTACCGGAGCTGTTTAACCGGTATGTAATCAACAGAACAATGGAGCTGTCCGCGTTTTTTAAGAGTGGAATCGTGGTAAACAGCCCGGAATTTGACACACTGGCAAGTGAAGCGGCCAGAACACACAATATGCCATTCTTTGAAGATCTGAATGGAGAATCGGAGCCAACACTTGAGGATGTGAAGATGACACCGGCAAAGATCGGTTCTAACAAAGATGTATCCACCACAATTCTTAGACAGAAGATGTGGGCTGCTACAAATCTTTCCGCGGCATTGGCTGGAGTTGATCCAATGAAAGCAATCGGTGATCTGGTAGCTGGTTACTGGGCGAGAGATATGCAGAAAGAGTTGATCGCGATCCTGTCCGGTGTGTTTGGAACCACTACCGCAGGAGATAGTGGAACACCGGCGGCAGAGACCAGAATGGCGGATCATATCCTTGATCTGACTATTGGAAAGACGGATGCCGCAAAGCAGATCAGTGCATCTGCATTTATCGATGCGTGCCAGCTTCTTGGTGATGCACAGGCGCAGTTATCCGGCGTAGCAATGCACTCTGCGACCAAGTCTTATCTGAAAAAACTGAACCTGATTGAGACCGAGCGTGATTCTACAGATGTTGAGTTTGACACCTACCAGGGCAGACGTGTGACCGTGGATGATGGTTGCCCGGTGGATGCTAAAAATGGTGTGTATACCACATATCTGTTTGGAAATGGAGCAATCGCATATGGAAATGGTTCTCCGGTCGGTCATGTAGCAACAGAGGTTGATCGCGACAAACAGACCGGTGGTGGTATTGATTATCTGATTAACCGTAGGGCGTTTATCCTGCATCCGAGAGGAATCGCATACACCGGAGCAAAGCGTGAACATGTGGAGACACCAACAAGAGCAGAGCTTGCAATGGCAGAGAACTGGAATCCGGTATACGAGCCAAAGCAGCTTAGAATCGTAGCGATCAAGCACAAGATCGGGTAAGCCTATGGATCTGGCAAAGTTAAAGGCACTTCTTGGAATTGAGGATGATTCCAAGGATGTGATTCTTGAATTTGTCATTGCGGACGTAGAGGAGACCATAAAGAACTATTGTCATGTGGAGGAAATGCCGAAAGGACTGGTGAACACCGGATACCGCATGGCGATGGATCTGTACCGGAATGAGAATATTGGAAGCGAGACGGCAGCAGTTGGAGCGGTTTCTTCCATTTCTGAGGGAGATACCTCTACATCTTTCCAGCAGTATGTAGATGCTAATTTCAAAGACACAGTGCTGAAAAATTATAAGTCCTCACTAAACAGATACAGGAAGGTGGAGTGGAAATGATCGCGGATGCAATCAAGCAGGCACAGGCACTTGCAAGGAAAGTCCAGGAAGCCACATATGATGGCAGATGTACGGTTATGGAGCATCAGAAATTGAAAGATCCAAAAACCAGAATTACAACAGAAAAAGATGTGGTGGTATTGGAAGATGAACCATGCCGCTTATCATATTCCAGTGTCAGTGCAGTGGATCAGACGGAATCAGCAGCAAAGACGGCACAGGTCACAAAGCTGTTTTTATCTCCGGACGTGCAGATCAAGCCGGGAGCAAAGATTACAGTAACACAGGCTGGTGTGACACAAAACTATAAATGCGGCAGTGTGGCAGCAGTATATCCGACGCATCAGGAGATGGTGTTGCAATTATCAGAGAGGTATGCATGATGGGAATGGGAAGCGTGGATATGCGGGAACTGGTAAAGTTCCAGGAGAATTTAAACAATTTGGCGAGTGAAGCAAAACGACAGCAGTTTTGTGAAGCTTGTGCGAAAGAGCTTGCCGCCAGATTGCTTGTTAAAGTAATCAAAAGGACACCGGTTGGGGATTACTCAGGTGCTCCATATACTTGTGAATCAGGGAAATCACATAAAGGAAACAAAATTTCCGGTAAGGTTGGCGGCACATTAAGACGTGGGTGGACGGGCAATAAAAGAGAATCGGCAAAAAATTGTGTCGACAAGTTGTCAGTGAAACATTCTGGTGGCACATATGTCATTGAGATCGTAAATCCGGTAGAATATGCCAGCTATGTTGAGTATGGGCACAGAACATCAAATCACAAAAAATGGGTACCTGGACATTTTATGATGACGATATCAGAAAACGAAATAAAACGTATTGCGCCACAGCTGCTAGAAAAGAGATTCGCAGATTTTTTTAAAGGAGCGTTCAATGCTTAATAATGTAATTGCTGGAATTGCAATTGCCCTAAATGAAGAATTTGGGGACGAATACGAAATTTATACAGAAGAAATAAAGCAGGACTTGAAAGAACCTTGCTTTTTTATTTCCCTTTTAAATCCATCCAAGACAGATTTTCCATCAAAACGGTATTGGATGGAAAATCCGTTTTGCATCCAATATTTCCCCACATCGGAGACAGACCCGAATGCAGAAATGTGTGAAGTGGCAGAACGGATGTTGTGGGCGCTGGAAAATATCATTCCTTTGGGAGAAGATAAGCCGGTGCGTGGGACAGATATGCATCATGAGATTACAGACGGTGTGTTGCATTTCTTTGTAAATTATAACTACTTTGTCCGCATGGTTGAGGTTCCGGCTCCCCTTATGGAAACTATGACAACAATATTACATTTGAAAGGATAGGTGCGATATGAATGAACCGAATTCAGAGGTAAAACAGCAGGTATCTGCGGATGTATTTACAAAGCAGCAGCTGGCAGAATCCAAACGCTATAAGAAACAGCGGGATCTGCTGGAAGCGTTGCTGGAAGATGGAAAAACATATACGATTGCGCAGGTGGATAAGATCACCGGTGATTATCTGAGAAAGGAAGTGAAGTAAATGGCACTTGGCGGAGGAACATGGATAACCCAGAACAAAGTGCTTCCGGGCGCGTATATCAATGTCGTAAGTGCGGGGATTGCATCTGCGGCATTGTCTGACCGTGGTATTGCCACAATGCCGTTGGAACTTGACTGGGGACCGGATGATACGGTTTTTAAGGTTACTACAGCGGATATGCAGAAGTATTCGAAAAAGATATTCGGATATAGTTATACCGATGATAAGATGAAAGGACTGCGAGATCTGTTTGCTGGCGGAACCTTGGTGCTGTATGCATACCGGTTAAACGGCGGCGGGACAAAAGCGTCCAATGATTATGCTACAGCTAAGTACACGGGGACACGCGGCAATGCGATCAGGATCTCCATAGCAAAGGATGTGGACGATCCAGAGTCGTGGAATGTAACTACATATCTTGATACGTCCAGAATTGAAGTACAGAATGTTAAAAAAGCGGCTGATCTGAAAGATAATGACTTTGTGACGTTTAAAACAGATACGTTGGAACTTACAGCAGTTGCATCGGCAGCACTGTCTGGTGGAACGAATGGTACCGTTGATGGTGATGCGCATGCGAAGTATCTGGCAAAGGCAGAGGCATATGGATTCAATACTATGGGAGTTGTGGTTACTGATGAGGTAACCAAGAGGCTGTATGTGGCATATGTAAAGCGTATGCGTGATGAGGTTGGTAAGAAGTTCCAGCTTGTGCTTTACAAGTCGGATGCTGACTATATGGGAGTTATTTCCACACCGAATAAAACGACGGACGAGGGCTGGCCGGAAGCATCCGCTGTATATTGGCTTACCGGGGTGGAATGCTCCACTGCGGTGAATAAGTCCTGCGAGGGCAGAGTGTACGATGGTGAATTTTCCATTGAGCCAATTGACAATGATCTGGAAGATTATATCAAAAAGGGACAGCTTGTGTTTGATAGAAATGATGATGAAATTGAGATTCTAAGTGATATCAATACACACATAACCATCACGGAAGATTGCAACGAATTTTTTTGCGACAATCAGACAATCAGGGTTGTAGACCAGCTTGCAAATGATGATGCACTGCTCTTTAAGACACGGTTCCGTGGGAAGTTCCCAAATGATGATCCAGGGCGGAACAGCTTGAAAAGTGGGCTGTGCGAGATCCGTGAAAAATTACAGAATTTGCGGGCTATTGAGAATTTCAAGCGGGATAATGTCACCGTGGGACAAGGAGAATCAAAGAAATCGGTAGTCGTTAATAATACGGTTGAAGTTGTAAATTCCATGAGTATTATGTACATGACTACAGTAGTGAAATAAGGGGGTGAAGTATAAATGAATAATGTGATGCTTGCAAAGGATTCGATCTCTGCAGCTCTTGCAGAGTGCTACGTGACAATTGGTGAACGTAGATACAATCTGATGACCGCAATTAAGCTTGAAGCGAATTTCAAGAAGAATAAGGCAAAGGTTCCAACTCTTGGCAAGACAGGAAAGGGAAATAAGTCGGTATCATGGGAAGGAACCGGATCTTGTACACTACATTATAATACGAGCATTTTCCGTAAAATGATGCTTGATTTTAAAGAAACTGGTGAGGATGTCTATTTCGAAATTCAGATCACGAATGATGATCCATCCAGTGCTGCAGGATCTCAGACAATCACTCTTTTACAGTGCAATATTGACAGTGGAGTACTTGCGAAATTTGATGCATCTTCTGACTCATATCTGGAAGAGGATGTTAGCTTCACATTTGATGATTTTGATATGCCGAAAGAGTTTCAGGAAATTATTGGACTTGCAGCGTAATATTGCCCCTTATGTGTCTGGCATGAGGGGATTTTTTATAGGAAGAAAGGAGACAATGTATGTCAAATTTAAGCAGATTTTTAGCAAAAAACAAAATTAAAAGAGAGAACGGGAAGTATGCACCATCGAAAGCTTTTGTGGACGAAAATGGCAATCCTTTGGAGTTTGAGTTTCGTCCGATTACATCAAAGCGAAATGAAACAATGCGTGAGGGCCATACAAAAGATGTTCCGGTAGTTGGAAAGCCGAATATGTTCCGTCCAAAATTGGATACAACGGCATATATCAATGATCTGATCGCAGAGAGCATTGTTGAACCGGATCTTTACAATAAGGAACTACAGGATTCTTATGGAGTGAAGACACCGGGAGAACTTCTGTATGCCATGATCGACACCCCGGGAGAATACCAGGACCTTTCTGCATGGGTTCAGAAGTTCCAGGGATTTGATACTTTAGAGGATAAGACAGAGCAGGCAAAAAACTAATTGAGGAAGGGGATGCGGAAGCAAACTATGCATATTATGCATTGCACAAGCTCCACATTCTCCCTTCCCAATGGGTTGCTTTAGAAGAGGAGGAAAAGGCTTTTATTATTGCCTGTATAGATATAAGAATTGAAGCGGAAAAGGAAGAGGCAAAGAAAATAGCGAAGGAAGCAGAAGGGCGGTGATGATATGGCTACAATTACAACGGGAATACAGTTGGCAGACAATTTTAGCGCCCCTCTTATGCATATCATCAGTTCTGTGAATATGGCAATTTCTTCGATTTATGATATGGATCAGGCAATGAATGCTGGTGTGAATACGGCATCTTTGGAAGCTGCCCGGAATGAAATTGCACAGGCAACTGTAGCTGCGGAAGAATTCAATCAAACAATGCAACAGGCGAGTAGTCCGATCAATGATAATATTCGAAGGCAGGAACAATTTAATCAGTCATTACAAAACGGTGCAAGTGAATCATCGAATTTAGTTTCGGCAATTAAACGAATGGCAGGGGCGTACCTGAGTATTCAGACGGCTGGAAAAATTTTGGAGATGTCGGATGAGATCACACAGACCACTTCCAGATTAAATATGATGAATGACGGATTGCAGAGTACGGCCGATTTGTACAACATGGTTTATGTGGCTGCAAACGATGCCAGAGGATCATTAGGAGATATGGCAAGTGTAGTTGCCCGATTTGGTAATAATGCGAAAGATGCATTTAGTTCCAGTGCAGAAGTTGTCCAGTTCGCAAATTTAGTCCAAAAGCAGATGACAATTGCGGGAGCGTCTACGCAGGAAGCGGCAAATGCAGAATTGCAGTTATCACAGGCGCTGGGCTCTGGTGTACTTCGAGGTGATGAGTTAAACAGTATTTTTGAACAGGCACCGAATCTGATTCAGAATATTGCAGATTATCTTGATGTCCCGATAGGTAAGATTCGAAGTATGGCACAAGATGGGGAACTGTCGGCAGATGTTGTGAAACAAGCAGTATTTGCGGCAACAGATGAGATAAATGCTAATTTTGAAAATATGCCAATGACATGGGGGCAAATGTGGACGGTATTTCAAAATAATGCCACTATGGCATTTCAGCCGGTTCTACAGAGACTTAATGATCTCGCAAATACAGATGGCTTCCAAACGTTTACAACGAATGCAATAAATGACCTTGCAGTGGTAGCCGGTGTGGTTCTTGATATATTTGAAGGAATTGGATCGATAGCTTCATTTGCAACAGAACATTGGGAAACTATAGGTCCTATTCTCGGAGTAGCTGCAGCAGCACTTATTGCTTATAATGTTGCACTTGGAGCTTATAATGGAATGCAAATAATTGCTAATGTTCAAAAAGCAATATCAACAGCACAGGAATATGCCAATGCTAAAGCGGTATTGGCAAATACAGCAGCATATTCTGCTCAAACGGTCAAAACAGCAGAAGCGACTGTTGCACAAGCTGGATTTAATACGATGTTACTTGCATGTCCATTAACTTGGATTGTTGTTGGAATAATGGCTGCTGTTACAGCATTGATTATTCTTGCAAATCATTTTTCGGGCACTGGACATATTGCCCAAAGTACATTTGGTGCAATTTGCGGAGGAATCAATGTTGTTATCCAGTATTTTAAAAATTGGGGATTATCAGTTGCAGATATTTTTATTGGAATATGGAACGCAGGGGGAGCATGTGCAACCAATGTTGAAATTGCTTTTCACAATGCGATCAGTCATGTACAGGCACTCTGGTACAACATGCTGTCTACAGCACTTACGGTAGTATCTGGCATTTGTTCGGCATTGAATAAACTTCCTTTTGTAGACTTTGACTATTCTGGAATTACGGGGGCAGCAGATAATTATGCATCAAAAGCGGCAGCAGCTGCCGGGAATACAAAAGATTATGCCAGCGTGCCGGCTGCATTTAGTAAAGGAGTAAAAACGTATGACACTTACCAGAAAGGATGGGTCAACGATGCATATACTGCAGGGGCGGCATGGGGAGATGGTGTAACCAGTAAAATAAAGAATACCTTATCTTCAAAGGCTACCAATATTCCAAATGCGAATAATTATCCAAATGCGCTTGCGTCCAGTAACGCAGCAACAGCGGCAAATACAGCAGACACTGCCAAGAATACCGCAAAAACGGCAAATACATTATCTGCATCCAGTGAGGATCTGAAGTATTTAAGAGATATTGCGGATCGTGAGTACGTGAATAAATTTACAACAGCACAGATCAAGGTTGAGATGATCAACCATAACAACGTAAACAATGATATAGATTTAGATGGAATGGCAGAGCATTTGCGTAGCAAAATTGAAGAAGAAATGAATGCAGCAGCGGAAGGAGAACACTAAAGATGTATGAATTATATATTGATGGGGTTCTTTTTCCGGTGACCCCAGGATCTCTTAACATCAAGATCAATAACAAAAATAAGACTATAACTCTCATAAATGAGGGAGAGGTTAATTATATTAAGTCTCCAGGGTTGTCTGATATTACAATCCCGGAGCTTTTATTGCCAATCCATAAATATCCTTTTTCACAAGAAAAAGCAAAAGTGGGAGCTGCATATTATCTTTCCAAATTAGAAAAATGGAAAAATCAGAAGAAACCAGTTGTATTTAAACTCCTACGCTATGAAGTTTCTCAAAAACATCTCATTGAAGATATTACAACAGACGTGACCATCGAAGATTATGAAATCATGGAAGATGCAGATAAATACGGATCAGATGTGTGCGTAAAGCTTAACATGAAGCAGTATCGACATTGGGGAGCAAAGAAGCTTGTACTTAAAAGCAAAAAGACAAAATCCGGAAAAAAGAAAACGGTTGCTACGGTTAAAAAACAACGGAAGAAAACGAAAGCTATAGCCAAAAGTTACAAGATAAAATCTGGTGATACGCTTATGAAAATTGCAAAGAAACAGATGAATAATGCATCTGCATGGAAGAAAATCTATCAGTTAAATCAGAAAACGATTGAAAATGCAGCGCGTAAGCATGGACGCAAATCTTCATCAAATGGAGCCTATATTTATGCTGGCACAGTTTTAAAGCTTCCGGGAGGTGGTAGCTGATGAAGGATATTGTTGATGTAGCTATTAGTGAGATCGGATACCGGGAGCAGGGCAACAACAGAACAAAATACGGAGAATATACAGGGGCGAATGGTGCTGCATGGTGCCATTCGTTTGTTTCCTGGTGTGCACACGAGGCTGGAGTATCGACTTCGGTTGTTCCGAAAACAGCATCTACAACCTATGGGATGCAGTGGTTTAAAAAGCGTGGGCAGTTCAAATATAAAGGCAAATATACCCCGAAGAGATGTGACATTGTTTATTTTAAAACAGGCCGCAGCCATGTAGGAATTGTTGAAAGTGTTAGTGGTGGCCAGTTACATACTATTGAAGGAAATACATCCGATAAGGTAGCGCGGCGGGCATATTCTTTGAATAATGCCACAATTACCGGTTATGGCACGCCAAAGTATGCAAATACTGGAAATAATTCATCCGGTTCTGGTGAAAAAAAGGATTCCAAGAAAGAATTGCAATATCTGCAGAAAATATTATCGCGTCATGAGGCAAAAGCGGAAACAATAAAAGCCGATGAAGCAGAAAAGGGAAAAATACCGAATGGCAATGTAATGATTACTGTAAATAATGGGAAAAAGAAATTTACAGTACCAGTGGAAGATGGAGCAAAGGTTGTATGGGAAAGAGACAGCACACCTGGCAAATTCACTTTCACAGCAAAAGTTGAAAAAGGATTTTCCATAGGCATGGGAAATGAAGTTCTTGTCACTGTGGACGCTAAGAAGTTTTTCTATGGCTTTGTTTTCACGAAAGAAGTTAAGAAAGATGGAATGGCGTCGTATACAGTATATGATCAGCTCAGATATTTGAAAAACAAGGAAACGATTGTGTACAAAAAGAAAACAGCCGGCGAGTTGATAAAGATTTTGGCAAAAAGATTTAATTTGCGATGTGGTACGCTTGCAAACACTGGATGGCGAAGGTCAGCCATAGAAGATAATACTACATTATTTGATATTATTCAAAATGCCCTGGATGATACTCTGATAGTAAAGGGAAAGACCTATGTGCTTTATGACGAGGTAGGAAAGCTTCAGCTTACAGATGTAGCAAAAATGAAAGTCAATACATGTTTGGTGGATGCTGAGACCGGACAAGATTATTCCTATAAAACAACCATTGACAGTGATGCGTATAACCAAATAAAGCTTGTATATGAAAACAAGAAAAAAGGAACTTTTGATTTATATGTAACAAAAGATTCAAAAAACATAGGAAAATGGGGAACCTTACAGTATTTGGATAAGATTGACAACCCTGATATTGGAAAGCTTAAATCAAAGGCATTGTTAAAACTGTATGATAAGAAAAAACGTACATTGACCATATCTGGCGTAATTGGAAATGTAAATGTACGTGGCGGTTCTCTGGTTCCGGTCATGTTGGATTTGGGAGATATCACAGTGGCAAACTACATGTTGGTAGAGAAGGTTACGCATACATTTAAAAATTGCGAGTACACAATGGACTTAGTTGTATCTGGAGGTGATTTTAGTGAGTGATAGCTTGGTGCAGTTAATTAAGAAAATTGCAATGGATGCCGTAAGATCAGCAAAAATGAGTGATTATAAGATTGGTACAGTTTCAGGTGTGTCTCCACTTATAATTAAGATGTCAAATGATTTGGAAATTGATGAAGATTTTTTGCATTTGAGTAGAAATGTCACTGATTATGAAGTTGAGATAAAAAGTGGGGATGTTATTCAAAGAAGAACTGTACGGAATAGTCTTAAAGTTGGAGAAAAGGTGCTTATGCTTCGAAAAAGCGGCGGGCAGGAATACATAATTATAGACAGGGTGGTGAACTGATGGTTCCAATTAATTATGAAGATGATGACGAAGAACAGGATACAGGATTTGAGGTGGAGAGTGATCCATCGCTTACATATGCAATGCAGATAGGAGCAACGGAGAGTGATCCAAGCATTTTTCTCGGCAAAACAGACGGAGAAGATGCGAACCGGCAGGCAATCATGAAGATTCTAAATACAGAGCGGTATAAAAATGAGATTTATTCATGGGACTATGGTGTAGAACTTGCAGATTTACGGGGGATGCCGCTGCCCTATGTTATGTCAGAACTGCCACTGAGGATTACCGATGCCATTACGTCTGACGACCGTTTTGATTCCTGTACAGATTTTGAAATGGAACCGGCTGGAAAGAAAGCCCTGCATGTTACATTTTCTGTAATTACAGCAGAAGGCGATAAAGTAAGCGGATTGGAAACGGAGGTGGGATATTAGTGTTTGAGAATAAGGATTTTGATTCCATCATGGAAGAAATGCTTTCGCAGGTGAGTGATAAGCTGGACAAGCGTGAAGGATCTGTGATCTATGATGCGATTGCTCCGATGGCTATGGAGCTTGCGCAAGCGTACATAGACATGGATATGATTGTGAATGAAGTATACGCAGATACAGCATCCTACTATTATTTAATCAAACGAGCAGCAGAAAACGGAATTTATCCAAAGGAAGAAACAAATGCGATATGTAAAATGGTGGTAAAACCGTCAGATACAGATATTTCCATTGGTGATCGTTTTAATCTCGGAGATTTGAACTATGAGGTAACATCTGTAATGGATGAAGCAACCGGAGAGTACCAGGTAACATGTGAGACTGCCGGTATTGTTGGAAACCAGCAGCTGGGAACATTGCTTACGATTGAAACAAAGAATGATCTGAATGATATGGAATCAGCGGAACTTACAGAGGTTTTGATCCCCGGCGAGGATGAGGAAGATGTGGAAGATTTCCGTGAACGTTATTACGAGGGATTTTCTAGTACAAGCTTTTGTGGCAACAATCCGGATTATAAGGAACGTGTATCGGCCATTGATGGAGTTGGTGCATGCAAAGTTATCCGGATGTGGGAAAAAGGATATGATCCGGCAAAGTTTATTCCTGTTACAGCAGTTACGGAGTGGATTGGAAAGCAGTCTGCGGAAACCGTTGGAACGGAAGTATTTGCATGGTTGAAAGCGGTACATGATGCTGCAAAAAATAAACTTCTTACAGTGGGTGGCACTGTTCGAGTGTATATCATATCATCAGAGCTTAAAGCTCCATCAGCTACATTAGTGAAGAAAGTACAAAATGATGTAGATCCGGATGATAAGACAGGAGATGGATATGGTCTGGCACCTATTGGGCATGTGGTAAAGGTTATGGGAGTGAAAGAAGTTCCTGTTGCTGTGGCGGTTACCGCGGTTTATAAGAATGGATATTCATTTGAATCCTTAAAATCCGATATAAAGTCGACAATAGATGGGTATTTTACAGAACTTTCTGCTGATTGGAGTAATGAAGATAACCTGGTGGTGCGCAAGAGCCAGATTGAATCTCGGTTATTATTGATTGATGGAATATTGGATATTACAGATGTGAAACT